AAGATCCTAAATGAGTTGACTTCTGACACGAATGTGTTTATAATAAGTCATAAAGGTGATCAGCTCTATGATAAATTCCATAGTGTTATTCGCTTTGAGAAACATAAAAACTTTTCACGAATCGCTGCGTAATTTACAGTTATTAAAATGATATCTCTTCATGCCATTTGCGCCGCCTTTCTTATCACAGTGAGGACATATAACAGATGGCATGTTAAGTTTTAAACCTTTTGTAGTTGGCATTTTTTTACCGTTTTTAATCTTGTTAAGCTCGTCTGCCATTATATGTTACTTGTTGTATAATAAAATTTTAAACTTTAGTAGGATTGCTGAATGATTTTAGATTTGGTTAAACAGGATGATCCTGTACTTAAACAAGAATGTGAATTTTTTGACTTTCAGAATCCTCCTGTCGATCCTGAAAAATTAGCTCGTGATCTAAAAGAGACTATGGTTGCTAGACGTGGTATTGGTCTGTCAGCCAATCAAGTAGGTTTGCCATATAATGTGTTTGTTGTAGGTAATCCCAACGAGCCTGAGAATATTGTAGCATTTTTTAACGCACGTATTGTAGATGCTGCTGAAGAGAATGTATTGATGGAAGAAGGGTGTCTATCATATCCAGGTCTATTCATTAAAATAAAACGTCCTGCAAACTGTCGTATTCGTTATGCTGATGAAAAAGGTGAAGTACATACCGAGATGTATGACGGTATTCCTGCACGAGCTATTTTACACGAGTACGACCATATGGGTGGTATGACGTTTGATAGACGTGCTAACCGTTATCATCTTGATCTTGCAAAAAGACAGAAGAAAAAGTTAGATAAGATACGTTTAAAGAATAAAAACAAGCTAAGTAATTAATCAGTAGTGCCCTTCCACTACTTTAATCAAACTAGGAGATAAAATATGTCTAAAGAGTACGTGTACTCAGAGATCTTCTACTCTATGCAGGGTGAAGGTAAATATACAGGTGAACCCACCGCTTGGTTACGATTCTTCTTATGTAACCTTCAATGCGATGGATTTGGACAAAAAGATCCAACTGATCCATCGACCTATAAACTTCCATATCAAGAAATTAAAGTAGAAGATTACGATCGTATCGAAGACCTTCCTGTCTTTGGATATGGTTGTGATTCTTCTTATTCATGGTCTAAAAAGTTTAAACATCTTCAAAATAAAGCAACAGCAGCCGATATCGCAGAACGTATTCTGGATACTATTCCTAACCGTTCATTCGATAATAATATTCATATGTGCTTTACTGGTGGTGAACCTCTAATGAAGCATGCACAAGCCGCTACTATAGAAATTTTAGATTACTATCAGAAGACTGGCCAAGATATACCTTCTGTTACTTTTGAAACTAACGGCACTCAACCATTAACAGAAGAGTTCTTCGATTACTGGGTGTGGAAACAGATTGAGACTCGCCAAGAACTATTTTTCTCTGTGAGTCCTAAGCTATGGACAGTGGCCGGGGAACAACGCAAGAAAGCAATTAAACCTGAAATTGTATCAAAATATTCTCAGCTATCTGGTAGCGGTCAGCTTAAATTTGTATGTAACGGTACAAAAGAAAGCTGGGATGAGATTGAAGAAGTGCTTGCACTTTACCGTGAGGCGGGTGTATACTATCCTGTATGGATTATGCCTCTAGGTGGTACCGTAGAAGGTCAAAAAGGTGAGATTGACGGTCACATACCAGCACATATTATTGCTGATGAAGCATTAAGCCGTGGTTACAGAGTAGCTGCTAGAGTGCATGCTTATCTCTGGGAAAATATTATTGGTAAATAAGAGGAAAGATATATGAAAATTAAAGCAACAAAAGCATGGCATAAAATGCCTACTGCGCATGCTCAGTGGTTCGATAAAGAGGCAGATGGTAGTCCTGGTGAATGTGCATCATGGCATGGTTATGATCGATCTGTAAAAATGACGTTTGCAGGTAATGTAGATGAGATGGGATGGATCTTTCCTTTTGGCGAATTAAGAAAAGTAAAAGCTTTCTTAGAATACTATTTCGATCATACTGCAGTTATTCCTGCTAATGATCCACGCAAAGATGCAATCTTAGAATTTAATAAGACAATGCAGCCTCAGATGTTTCAAGCACGTGTACTGCCTTATGGTGTATCAATGGAGATGTCTTCTCTGTTTATCTTTGAGCAAGTAAATCCTTACATCTATCAAACAACTGGTGGTCGTTGCTATATCGAGAAGGTGGAATGTATTGAACACGACTCAAATGCAGCTTATCTTGAAGTCGATGAGACGACCGCTAAAAAGCAAGCTCAGCTAGCAATTCCATCTGGCGAGTTTATGGTTATGAAACCTGAGTGGGATTGGGTTGAACCACAGCAAGCACTTTCAAAGTACAAGTAAGGAGAAAATAATGTCATTGCAAAAGCAAAAGACCGATGCAGAGCTCGGTAGAAAGGTAGAAGAATATCTTAAGTCTAAAGGTGTACAAACACCAACCGTAGAGGATGCACTCGCTAACGATGCAGAAGATAAGATCTCTGCAATCCAGCATCACTTCGAAGCAATCATGAAAACGCTTGGTCTTGATTTAGCGGATGATTCGTTGATGGATACTCCTAAGCGTGTAGCTAAGATGTATGTTAAGGAAATCTTTTGGGGTCTAGAGCCTGAGAACTTCCCTAAGTGTACGGTAATCGAAAATAAGATGGGTTACGATGAGATGGTTGTTGAGAAAGATATCACTATGATGTCTAACTGCGAACACCATTTTGTTACTATCGATGGTAAAGCTCATATTGCATACATTCCTAAGGACAAGGTTCTTGGCTTGTCTAAGATGAATCGTATTGTTGAATATTTCTCTCGTCGTCCTCAAGTACAGGAACGTATTGCAGAGCAAGTATACCATGCATTGAGTTATATTCTTGGTACGGATGACGTAGCCGTAGTAATCGAAGGTGTTCATTACTGCGTTAAGTCGCGTGGGGTAGAAGATCATAATTCATTTACTGTAACTGCTAAGCTCGGCGGCTGCTTTAGAAACGAACCAGAAACCCGTGCGGAGTTTATGTCTCTAATTCGACACAAGTAATATTATGCGTTATAAGGAGTCCACATCTTGAGAATCGCTCATGAAGCCCCGCTGAGTATCTTTGATAGAGTACAAGAGCTAACCGATTATGATTATGCTCTTGTTCATCTATTTGAAGAGAACGAAGAGTATTATAATAAGTTTGTAGAAGCTCGAGATAAAGGTCGTGAGATCATTCTCGATAATTCTATCTTTGAGTTAGAAGAAGCTTTTGATGCTGATAAGTTTGCCGGGTGGGTAGAGAAACTAAAACCAACATGGTATATCATTCCTGATGTTCTAGAAGATAAAGACGGTACTATTGCTAACTTTGATTCTTGGATGGAAAAGTACAGTCATCTTCCAGGCAAGACTATTGCTGTAGCGCAAGGCAAAACACTACAAGATATGATTGAGTGTTATAACTACCTTGTAGATAAAGTTGATAAGATTGCAATCTCGTTTGATTATTCTTTCTTTAACGATGCAGTAAAAGAATTGCAATTGCCTACGAAGTATCATGAATGGATGTTTGGACGTCAGATGCTACTAGCTACGTTAGTAGAGAATAATATTATTAGAACAGATAAACCACATCATTTACTCGGCTGCGGTCTGCCTCAAGAATTTAAAGATTACCGTGACCTTAACTATGATTGGATTGATTCTATTGATACATCTAATCCTGTTGTACATGGTATTAAAAGCGTTCAATACGAAGAACACGGTCTTAATAACAAAGAGCCGGTTAAACTATTTACTATGATGGAAGAAGATGTACTTGCATCTTGGGATACTATAGTATATAATATTAGTAAGTTTAAGGAGTTCTGTAATGGATAGATGGATTGCATTGTTCTCGCAAACAGGATCAGAGATTGTAGCTTTATCAAAAGAGCTTGGTCGCTGGCCTGATCATATTTTTACTAATAATGATAAGCTTGACACAATCAATCCTGAACTTACAGGAAAATATAAAGTAATGTCTCATAGAGGTATTGAAGAGACATTGAATATAATGGCTGAATTAACCGGTTCTTCTTTAGTCACTCTGCACGGTTATTTACGTATTTTAAGTAAAGATGTGTGTGAAACAGGTATGATGATTTATAATGGTCATCCTGGTCTCATTACTGTTTATCCAGAACTTAAAGGCAAAGATCCTCAAGAGAGAGTTATTGGTAACAACTACGACATTATCGGATCTGTAGTTCATAGAGTTACCGAGGGTGTAGATGAGGGTGGTGTAGTTAGTTCAGCTCATGTAAAAAACATTGCAAAAGATACTGATGAAGTATATAATATGTTACGTGAAACATCAAAGCAAGCTTGGCTTGAATTTTTGAAGGATAAAGTATGAGTAAATTAACAGATGTGAGTAAATTCTTGACCGGTGAAGTAGAAGAAAAAGGTGAAAAGAGACCTAGTCATTATAGTCAGAAAGAAGGTTCTGTTGAATGTATTGCTGTGATTGAGCAGCTTACTGAAGAACATCAGAACGATGCTTTTACTGATTATAATCGATATCAAGCTTTTAAGTATTTGTGGCGTCTTGGTAAGAAAGATGACGTACTGTATGAGTTGTATAAGACGAGAACGTTTATTGATTTTGCAATTAATAAGCTAGAAAGAGATAGAGGAATTACTAATGAACGAAATTGAGAATATTGCAAGTAAGCATTTAGGTCGTACGTCTGATGGTAAGACGATGACTCGCTATGAGACGCCAGATCAAGTAGATCCAGATCTACTCGTTGGTATTCCTCGTCATCTAAATCGTACTCAATATAATATTGAAGGTGATGGCAGCGATTTATTTGTAGGTATTGATACATGGAACTCGTACGAGTTTTCTTGTCTGTTAGATAATGGCTTTCCTGTATCAGGTCTGTTGCGCTGGTCTTATCCTTCTGATTCAGAATGCATTGTTGAGTCTAAATCTGCAAAGCTATATTTAAACTCTTATAATATGGCTAAGATGGGTGCTACAGTAGAAGAAGCTATTGCTAATGTTGAACAGCAAGTTTCTGATGATCTATATGAAGTACTTGGTATTAAAGAAACAGGTACGCTAGATGTTTGTCTTCATGTGCACGAAGATACTACAAGCCGTCCAATGCACGATACTTTTATGCCGTTAGAAGAGATTGTAGATGTTGCAAATGTAACGTTTGATCATTATAATGAAGATCCGGATATCTTAGAACTTGTTATTTGCGAATACACAGGTCGTCCTGTTAGATATCAATCTAAGTCTCTTCGCTCTAACTGTCGTGTAACTAATCAGCCTGACTGGGGCGATATTTTTATTCATATTGAGGGTAATAGAGTACCTACTCCTGAATCGTTATTACAGTATATTGTAAGTATGCGTAAAGAAAATCATTTCCATGAAGAGATTTGTGAGTGTGTTTATAAACGCTTGCATGATTTGATTGGTCCTGATGAACTATTAGTTGCATGTTTGTATACTCGTCGCGGTGGTATTGATATTAACCCTGTACGTGCAAGTAGCCCGCAGCTACTGCATCAGCAACCTATTACTGATGCATTTAATTTAACTGATAAGACTATGAGGCAGTAATGAACTTAAGTGAAGCGTTAAACGCACTACCTGAAACTGATAAGAACGTCTTGGCAGTAATGTCAGGTGGTCTTGATTCAGGTATCATGGCTATGATTCTTGTAGAAAAATATGGTGCAGATAAAGTGTTTGCATTATCATATGATTACGGTCAAAAGCAGCGAGTAGAGTTAGAGAAAGCTGCAGAGCTTTGTGCTAAGCTTGGAATCGGACATAAGGTATTAGATCTAGGTATTTTAGGAGAGATTGCAGAACCTATCTCAGCTAATATTGCTGGAAGTGACGTGGCAATGCCTACTATTCAGGATGTACTTGGTGATCCGCAGCCTAAGACGTATGTTCCATTCCGTAATATGATTCTTCTATCTTTGACTATGGCTCAAGCAGAAGCATCTAAAGCGTCTCATGTATTTACCGGGTTGCAAGTACATGATGAGTATGGGTACTGGGATACTACTCAGAAGTTTGTTGATAGTATGAACGTGGTAGCGTCTCAAAACCGAACTCATAAGGTAGAGATTGTTGCACCTTTTAGTCTATTGTCTAAAGCTCAAGAGATTGAAATTTGTAAAGAACTAGGTAAAGAAAGCTTGCTTTCACATACACTTACATGTTATAATCCAGATAGTGAAGGCCGTTCTTGCGGTGCATGTCCGTCGTGTGCTGAACGTATTGCAAACTTCGCTAAAGCGGGTATGAAAGATCCTATTCCTTATCAAAAAGATATTCCTTGGGACGACTTAATTAATGTGTAGTATAATCGGATCATTTAGTAAAGAGAAAGTAAAAGAGCTGGCTACGATAAATGCTTATCGTGGTCAGCATTCTCATTCTATTACTGTCTTTAGTCGTTATACATTTGAGGTTCTATACCAGAGAAAAGACTTTGGACCTCTTGATGTTGATGCGCATAATTTTCCAACAGACAACGTCTATATTATAGCGCATCAGCAAGCACCCACTACCGATAATAAAAATCAAGATAGTATTCATCCTGCACAGATTGGAAATCATATGCTATGGCACAACGGTATTGTAAAAGATAAAGGTGTAAAAGAGTTACAACAACGCCTCGAAAGTATAATGACCTGGGATACTAAACTTATCCTACAGCAATTAATTAACGAAGACAATCCAGATAATATCGACGGCACATTTAGTTGTGTTTGGTTCGATGGTACAAATCTTATTATCTTTAGAAATGAAATTAGTCCGTTATTCTATGATAACGAGCTAAATATTTCATCTACCAAGTTCGAAGGTAGCGTACCTGTTTCACCTAATATGATGTATCTTATTGAAACCTCTTTAGGTATGGAACAGCTACATGAAATCAAGTCTTTCAAGACAGTTGAAAACCCTTATTATTTTAGTTAAAGCGAGTATAATATGAGCACAAATTTCACACGTATTAAAGAGTGGTCGGATGAACGTCTGATTACTTTTCTGGAGCCAGACCGCAATGGTTTTGTTTCTATGATTGTAGAAGAACTCGGTGAGTTTCTAGAATCAAAAGACAATCACGGACGTATTGACGCTATGGCAGACATCATCGTATTTGCATACGGTGAGATGGCCAAGTATGGTTACGACGGTGATAAGGTAATGGATGAGGTGATTAAGGAGATTAGTTCTCGAGACGGTGTTTACGATTTTAATACAAAAAAATGGCAGAAAGATAAATCTCCAGAAGCGCAAGCTAACTGGTATACTGCTGACTTTACTAACTGCAAACTGAATAATGAGGAATAATAATGGCTCAAGTTGAAGTGAAAATCTCTCAAGAGGAACTACGTAAGCGAAAGATTATGGTCGCTACACCGATGTATGGCGGCATGTGTGCTGGCACCTATACTAAGTCTTGCACTGACCTTGTGAAGGTTTGCGCTAATCATGGTGTGCAAGTAGACTTCTATTACTTGTTTAATGAATCGCTTATCACTCGAGCTCGTAACTATCTTGTAGATGAGTTTATGCGATCCGATCATACACACTTAATGTTTATCGACGCTGATATTGGATTTGATCCGATGGATGTACTTGCATTAGCTGCTCTAGCTGATGAAAAAGAAGATCGTGAAATTGTGTGTGGACCATATCCTAAAAAAGCTATTTCATGGGAGAAGATTAAGCGCGCTGTAGATAAAGGTTTTGCTGATAACGATCCTAATACGTTAGAACGCTACGTGGGTGATTATGTATTCAATCCTGCAGGTGGTGGTAATGAGATTCGTCTTGATCAACCCGTAGAGGTGCTTGAAGGTGGTACCGGTTTCATGATGATTACTCGTAGTGCATTTGAGAAGTTTGCAAAAGCATATCCTCAGTACATGTATATGCCTGATCATGTACGTACAAAGAACTTCGATGGTTCACGTGAGATTATGGCATACTTTGACGCGTTGATCGATGATAAGAATACTAACGTTGTAGCTGAAGTAGAAGAGTTCTATAAGAAGAATCCAGAGGCAACGCATGATGAACTTCTCGACTTCTTGAAAGATAAGAAGCAAAGTGCATTGCATGAGAATAGAAAGTATTCTAATCGCTATCTATCAGAAGACTATATGTTCTGCCAGTGGGCTCGTAATATCGATATTAAGGTATGGTTGTGTCCTTGGATGAAGATGACTCATATGGGCTCTTATGTGTTTGGTGGTAGTCTGGTTGACTTGGCTCAAATTGGTGCTTCTGCTACTGTCGGCAACGATTTTAAATTGAAAAAATAATATAGTGAGATTTATATAATGAAATTAACTGCGAAGACCTTTCAAGTACTAAAGAACTTCTCTTCAATTAATCAGTCTATTTACTTTACACAGGGTAATAAGATTCGTACTATTTCACCTATGAAAACTATCATGGCTGAAGCTACTGTACAAGAAATGTTCCCTCGTGATTTTGGTATCTATGACCTCAATCAGTTTCTTGGTGTATTGAGTTTGTTTGAAGAGCCAGATCTAGACTTTGATACAAGCTATCTGACTGTTAGTAGTGAAGATAAAGCGAAGAGTGATTACTTTTATGCTGATAAGTCTATGATTGTTGTACCTCCAGATAAGACATTAGACTTACCTGATACTCCTATTAGCTTTACGTTGAGTGATGGTGTGCTTCGTCGAGTGCTGCAAGCCGCTAATGTGCTTGGTTTACCTGAGATTGTTGTTAGAGGTGATGGAGAAGAAATTAGTATTCGTGCTATGAATACTAAAAATACTACTTCTAACTCATTTAACTATACTGTAGGTGTAACTGATAAAAAGTTTTCTATGGTATTTAAAGTAGAAAATCTTAAGTTGCAGCAAGGTGCATATGATGTTACAATTAGTAGTAAAGGTATTTCACAGTTCAAAGCAACTGATGGTAATCTGATTTATACTATTGTAAATGAGTCTTCATCTTCTTATGAAGGCTAACTTGAGAGGTTTATATTATGGAAGAGTATTTGTGGGCCGAGAAGTATCGACCTAAAACTATTAGTGATTGTATTCTTACTGATGATCTCAAGCAAACATTTCAGCAGTTTGTAAATGATAGAAATGTACCTAATCTATTACTCTCTGGTGGCCCTGGAGTCGGTAAGACTACTGTTGCTAAGGCAATGTTGGATGAACTCGGAGCAGACTATATCGTAATAAATGGGAGTATGAATGGTAACATTGATACTCTTCGTAATGAGATTAAAGACTTTGCTTCTACAATGTCATTTGCTGGTGGTCGTAAATATGTTATTCTCGATGAAGCTGATTACCTAAACCCTCAATCTACTCAACCAGCTCTTCGTAATTTTATGGAAGAGTTTAGTAAGAACTGTGGGTTTATACTTACATGTAATTTCAAGAACCGTATCATTGAGCCTCTACATTCACGTTGCAGTGTTGTAGAGTTTAATATTCCTAAGTCTGAACGTCCTAAAGTAGCTTCTCAATTCTATAAGCGTGTTGTAGATATTCTTTCATCAGAGCATATTGAGTTTGATAACAAAGTTGTAGCTAAGATGGTAGAAAGTCACTTTCCTGACTTTCGTAGAGTATTAAACGAGCTGCAGCGATACAGCGCCGTAGGTAAAATTGATTCGGGTATTCTTGCTAATACCGGCGACGTGTCTATCGAAGAACTAGTTAAGCATCTTAAAGCTAAGTCATTTACTGAAGTACGTAAATGGGTAGCTCATAACAGTGATACGGATACGTCTGCTATCTTTCGTAAACTTTACGATGTAGCTAATGAAAAAATGAAACCTCATTCTGTTGCACAGCTTGTATTAATTCTTGCTGATTATCAGTATAAAGCAGCGTTTGTAGCTGATCAAGAGATCAACATGGTTGCTTGTATGACTGAAATTATGGCAAACTGTGAGTTTGAATAATGAACCCGTTTGACTATGTTAATGATATTAATTACGGTAAAAAAAATATAATTAAAAATTCAGACAATCCCGAATTAGCAGAAAAATTATACGCACCTTTTTTAGTAAATAAAGCTTTATCTCAATTTCCCGATACTGCTCGTATTGCAAATGAGATGAATACCCGTCATTATCTTGACAAAAAGCTCCAATTCGAGTTCTTGCTAAATATTGTGAGACCGAAAAAACGTTTTAGTAAGTGGGCGAAAAAAGAAGATAATGAGGACATTGAACTTGTAATGCAACATTATGGCTATAGCTATGATAAGGCAAAGCAAGTACTACCTCTACTTAATAATGATCAACTAACAATTATAAAAAATAAAAGATTTGAAGGTGGTGTAAATGGCAATTGACCTAGAAGATATGGTTGAGGTAAAGCTAACTAACGAAGATGATTTTCTTAAAGTAAGAGAGACACTTACTCGTATTGGCATCGCTTCCCGTAAAGACATGACCTTATATCAATCATGTCACATCCTGCACAAACAAGGCAAATATTACATCGTACATTTTAAAGAGCTGTTTGCTCTTGATGGTAAGCCTACGAACTTTGCTGAGGCAGATATTGCTCGTAGAAACACTATTGCTAATTTAGTAGCAGAGTGGAGACTAGTAGATCTTGTTAGTCCTGATAAAACAGCAGAGCCTGTGTCTCCGCTAAGCCAGATTAAGGTTTTACCATATAAAGATAAAGATGGTTGGAATCTTGTAGCAAAATACAACATTGGTAGAAAAAAATAGTTGCCTTTCTAGGAACTAGTATTATATAATATAAATAATTAAGAGAGTGCGGGTGTCCGGCTCTCTAATTTTAACCTTGCTTAATAGGAGGTCTATATGACTAATCTAACTTTGGGAAAAGCAGTCGGTGAACGAGCTTTTCGGCGGACAGTATTCCCTTCTACTTTTGTTGGCTTTGATCGTATCCTTAACGATCTAGAAAGATTCACCCATAACAGCAGCAATACATACCCGCCTTATAATATTGTAAAAACTGGTGAGGATAGGTATACTATTGAATTAGCTGTTGCTGGTTTTTCTCGAGACGAGCTTACTATCGAGCTTAATAATCAAGACCTGACGATTACAGGCGAGAAAAACTCTACAGAGCGTGATTATTTACACAAAGGTATTTCAGCTAAGAAATTTACGCGCAGCTTCCGTTTATCTGAAAATGTAATAGTTGGTGGTGCAGATTTTGTTGACGGTATGCTTGTAGTTAACCTAGAGCATATCGTACCAGAAGACAAACGTCCGCGTACTATTCCAATTGGTTATGATGCTAAACAAGATCTTCTTCTCGAAGAAGAAGTTGCGTAAGAATCGGGTGATGCCGTAATACATCCGCGAGAGGCCACGGTTAGCCTCTCATTTCACAACACACACAGAAAAGTATACTATTATGTCAAAACGAGTTCGTATCGGAGAAGAAATAATAGTTGCATTCTAGGCAACTAGATACTATAATAAGAGAGTCCTTCGGGGCTCTCTTTTCATTTTGAGGATATATTATGGCTGATGTAAAACTAATTCGAATGCATTCCGGTGAAGATGTCGTTGCTAACATTACGAAAGATACTGGCACAACAATCACTATTAAAGACGCTATCGTTGCTATTCCAACAGGACAAGGTCAACTAGGTTTTGCACCATGGGTTCCTGTCTTGAGTAAGACTGAAAAAGAGATTACAATTGATAAGAAGTTTGTAGTTTTTATTGCAGAGGCAGATAGTGCTGTCGTTGAACAGTATAATACAATGTTTGGTAGTGTTATTGCACCTACACGGAAACTGATTGTTTAATGTCCACATTCTATACTTGTGTAGACCGTTATAGCAACGATATTCTTTTTCGTGGCTATAAAAATGGAGTACCTATAAGGGAGCGTATTCCTTACAGGCCTACTCTATATGTTCCTGGAACAAGTAAGTCTAAATTTCGTACTCTAGAAGGTAGACCTGTTGACGCTGTTCAACCAGGTACGATGAGAGACTGTCGACAGTTTCTTGACGAATACAAGTATGTAGACAACTTTAAAATTTATGGTAATACAAACTATATCCATCAGTTTATTTCTGATGCGTTTCTTGAACGCGGGTTAGAGTTTAATCGAGATATTATCAACGTTACTACTATCGATATCGAGGTACAATCTGATGAAGGCTTTCCTACACCAGATGAAGCTAACTATCCTATTACTGCTATCACAGTTAAAAATAACATCGACAATATTTTTTATGTGTGGGGTCTTGGTGAATGGGATCGCGATAATAGTGAACTAAAAGATGAAATTGCTGATAACGTAAAATACGTACAATGTGAGAGTGAAGCTCGTCTATTAATGCAATTCCTCGATCACTGGGTTAATAACTATCCTGATGTATTAACTGGTTGGAACTCTCGGTTGTTCGATACGGTGTATATTGTAAACCGTATTGCAAAGATCCTTGGCGAGGATATGATGAAGAAGCTCTCGCCTTGGGGTATTATTAACGAGAGATCTATTCATATTGCTCAACGTAAACATCAAGCGTATGATGTCTATGGTATTCAGCAACTTGATTACATGGACTGCTTTAAGAAGTTTGGTTATACGTATGGTACTCTTGAATCGTATAAGCTAGATCATGTTGCCTGGATTGTATTGGGAGAACGTAAGCTCTCCTATGATGAGTATGGTTCTCTCCATCAACTCTATAAACATAACCATCAAAAGTTTATTGACTATAATATTCGAGACGTAGACATTGTTGATCGACTCGAAGATAAAATGGGCTTGATTACTCTTACAATGACTGTAAGTTATAAAGCTCTTGTTAATATGACTGATGCATTTGGCTCTGTTGGTGTATGGGACGCTCTTCTGTTTAACGAACTACGTAGACGAGATATTGTAGTACCACCTAAACGCAATATTGAGAAAGAGCGTAAGATTGAAGGTGCTTATGTTAAAGACCCTCAAGTAGGTGCTCATGAATGGGTAATGTCATTTGACTTGAACTCTCTATACCCGCATATCATTATGCAGTATAATATGTCTCCCGAGACTGTTGTAAACGATAAAGAGTATGAAGCTAATGTTAATGATCTTCTAAAACGTACCAAATATAAAATTCCTAAAGGGTTATGTATGGCTGGTACAGGCCAATACTTCAGTAAAGCTAAACGAGGTATTGTTCCTGAGATCATTGAAGGTCTATATGGTGAACGAACTGTCTTTAAGAAAAAGATGCTTGCAGCTCAACAGCGAGCTCAAGACGAGGGTAACTCTTATGAGATTGAACGAGAGATTGTAACTCTTAATAACCAGCAGATGGCGGTTAAGATTTTAATGAACTCGCTTTATGGTGCTCTATCTAATGAGTTCTTCCGCTACTATGATATGCGTGTTGCAGAAGCAATTACTGTTTCTGGTCAGTTAACTATTCGTTGGGCTGAAAATACTATCAACGAATATATGAATAAAGTTCTTAAAACCGATAATGAAGATTATGTCATTGCTATCGATACTGACTCCCTTTATATTCGAATGGGTAAGCTTGTTGAGCAAGTACAACCAAAAGACCCTATTAAGTTCTTAGATAAAGCAGGTCAAGAAAAACTCGAACCTCTTCTCGAACAAGCATATCAAGAGCTGTATGAGTATATGCATGCTTACGAGCAGAAGATGTTTATGGCTCGAGAAGTTATTGCTGATAAAGGTATTTGGAC